GTCATTGCGGTCTGGGTTAATAAAACGGAAGAACAGTAAGCCATGCTTGATTGGATCAATGTCTGTAATGCCAAGCGTATAACATAGCAATGAACCAGCTGCAGATCCACGTCCTGGGCCAACCATTATTCCTTCACCCTTTGCCCAGTTAAGCATATTACGAACAACTAGAAAGTATGGTCCAAAGTTTTTCTGTCCAATAATTTCTAATTCTTCATCAAGTCTTGCAAGGTATTCCTCATTAGCCTCTAAACCTCTTTCAGACAAACCTTCAAGAGCAAGCTTCTTAAGCTCATTCATTGGCTTCTTGTATTGAACTGGTAGTAGGTCTAGATGTTCTTTAATGTCATAGTCTTCAATTTTGTTAGCAATCTCAATGGTAGATGTAAACATGTCTTCACGATCAATACCCTGCTTTTCCATAGCATCTTTCATCTGCTCATAAGAAAGCAAATGAATGTCAAATCTATTAAAGCTCATCATACGGTCTGCGCCATATAAGTAATCTAGTCGCTCCATGAATGTATCATACTTTTTTGACTTCTCATATGTAACATCTTTTTGTAGTTTTGCATGGGTATTCAAAAGAAGCATAAGTTCTTGGACTTCTTTTTGATCTACGTCAGCATGGTGACAGTCTGGTGTAACAACAATCTTAATCTTCATGGCATCTGCTAGTTCAATAATTCCCTTATTAATTTCAGCAGAGTTGTGTGGCATTACCTCAATGTAGTAATCATCACCAAATTCAGTTTTAAACCATTGCATATGACGCTTTGCTGTTGCAAGCTCACCAAGTTCAACAGCCTTAGCAATCCAACCACTTAAACATCCAGAGGTTACAATCAAACCTTCTTTGTACTTGCTTAATGTTTCAAAATCAAATCGTGGCTTACTAAAGAAACCATCTGTCCAAGCAATCTCATTAATCTTGTTAAGGTTTTCTAGTCCAACTTGGTTCTTGGCGAGAAGAACTATATGATGATAGTTTTGGTCAAGAGGGTCTGGGCGGTCTGCCTTTGCTCTCTTGTCCACCATGCTAGTCGTCATATAGCCTTCTACACCAAGTATTGGCTTGATTCCATTTGCTTTTGCAATACGGTGCAGTTCCCTATGCCCAGATAAAGTACCGTGGTCAGTAATTGCCAATGCTGACATTCCTAACTCAACTGCACGGTTCACGTATTCTTCTGGAGTAGCAACACCATCCATTAAGGAGTAGTGAGTATGGACATGCAAGCCAACATAGTTCATCTAATTACCAATCAGTGTTTGCTGATGATGAAGATGAAGGAGTATCAAAGCCTAAATAAAAGGCTTCTTGTTCTGCGTATGGAACCTTGTTAAGTGCCTTCTCCAATGGATAAGGTTCAAACTCTGCCCAATCAAATGGTGCAGCATCTGGAGAACTTGGAATAAGTGTATAGCTTGTTTCAGTTCCCTGACCGTTGCGCTTTACTTTCCAAGTAAGATTTGAGATGCTACCTGTTTCAAGTGCATACTCACGAATAGTATTAAATGCAGATTGCTTGCTAACACCCATGTTCCAAATTGCAACATATGGTGCTTCAATGCCATCATCTACAAGAACATTGCAATAGAAACGAAGACGTGCACGCCAGCCAGCCTTCATATCTTTACGGTGCATTTCTTCTGCCCAGTCACGACCTTCTGATTCCATTGTATCTACAGCTTTACGCTTGTAGTCCTTTGGGTTTGTGTGTTCTGATACAACTAATGCAAGGCCACGTACTTCGTTGTAGTTTGCTGAGTCTTCATCTAGTTCTTCAATGAAGCGAATCTTTACTGCTTGTCCGTCAGCGATCTTGAACCAACGAACCTTTGAACCTGTGCCTTCAAACTTTGGCTTATCTACTAGTGCGTTAATGTTTTTTAATCCTTTTACAATTGCCATTTTGTCCTGCTCCTTTTTTCTTATTGTTTTTTATTTTAGCATAGATATGATTGAATTGTCAAACTGGAACTCCAGCTTTTTAATCTCATCATCATCCATGTCTCCTATGTCTTTATATTTTTTGTTTAAGCTGATTACTGTTACTAGATGCCCTAACTTTTCAATTAGTTTGTCTTTCATAATCATACCAGCTTCGTCGTTGTCTGCAATTAGTACAACATTGTTGAAGTACTTTTCTAATAGTCTAATCTGAGATACAGACACATTAGCACCCAGCGTTGCAACTGCTGGAAAACCTACTTGATCTAAGCGGATAGCATCAAATGATGATTCCACTACATAAACTATACTAGAACTCTTAACCTTATGCAAGTTAAACAGCACCTTGCTTTTTGGAAGTCCTGGGGTATTCTTAAATTCTTTTCCTTCAATGGTTCTAGCAACAAAGCCAATACACATTCCATCAGGGGTATAGATTGGAATAGTAACTGATCCCTGTTTTTCTGAATATCCAAGGTCAAACTTAATTACAGACTCTTTTGTTACTCTACGACCATTAAAGTAATTCATTGCTACTGGAGAATCAAGTGCTTGTTTATTTAATCTTTTAATAAGTAATTCATCATACTGAACAAAATCAGGTGGTGCATATAGTGCTTTGCCAACAATGGTTTGAATATCAGACTGCTGTTCTTTGCTTTTAATATATCGTACAGTTTCAAAGTATGATCTATTTGAAGTAAACATTATAAACTCAATAAGATTCTTTGTTACCTGACATCCAAAACAAAAAAACAAACCACTGTCTTTGGCTACTTCTCCAGCAGGTGTTCTAGTGTTATTGTGAAATGGGCAGTAGATGATAAAGTCATTTCCAAACTCAGCTTCAATATCTAAACCTGCACCATTGAGAACACGACGAATCTGTTCTTCTGTGTAAATGTCTTTACTTGCCATCTTCAAAATCCTTGTAACGATAGTAACCCTTGTCAAAGTCACACTGGACTAAGAAGTCTCCCATAAAACCATTACGGTTCTTTCTGAAGGCACACTCAATAATATCACTATTGCTAGCACGACCTAGAGCCATAACCCAGTCAGCATCATAGGCAATCTGTCTTGACCATGCAGTCTGTGCAAGGGTAGGAACTGTTGACATATCCTTTACATCATCAGGTGTTGCAGATGAGATAGCTATAATAGGTACTTCTTCACTAATAGCCATTAGCTTTAGTTCACGAGAAAGGTTTTTCATCTTTACCGTTTCGTTATCAGCCTTTTGATTTGGGCTCATCAACTGAAGGTAATCAACTACAACAAAGTCTGGCTTGTACTGATCTAATTTTCCACGGATTACAGAAGGAGTTATTTCTCCACCAGAGTCATTGGATATAATATGAAATGGTGGTCTACCTTTAAGTTTATTCTCATGCCACTTCTTTAGCATATCAAGTTCAATTTCACCATTTGAAAGTTTGCGGTGAGACCAAAGGCCTTCACCCATAATTGTTAATACACGATTACGTACTTCTGTTTCACTCATTTCAAGTGAGATGATAAGTGGTGTCTTACCCTGTTTCCAGGCCTGTACAGCAAAGTAGAGAGCCATCCATGACTTTCCTATACCTGGGTATGCTAGAAAGACTCCTAGCTGGCCTGGCATGATTCCAGAAGGTAGGTAGTTATCAAACCCTGGCAATCCTGTCTTGATTCCACGTTGACCTAGTGCGTTCTGCTCTTTAACATTTTCAAAGTATGCAATAGCAGAGTCAATATCTGTTGCATCAATATCACGAATAGATGATGTATTTTTCTTTAGGGTAGAGGTCTTGGTAATTAGTTCTTCAAGGGCTATGTGTCCTTGACCACTCTGAACCTCTGTTGCTGCAGATCTTAGAATGTCTTTCAGGGTATCGTTTAAATATTCTGTCTGTAATTCTTCAAGGTGATGTTTTGTTGCGCCAATTTCTTTAATAATTTCAAAGTCTCTAAACTTTTCTACCACTAGAGATGATGGTGGGACTGTTCCATTGTTTTCAGCATATAAACGAATAAAGTTCCATACGTCGTTGTGTGTTCTTAATAGTGTTTCTACATTAGCCTGTAGTAGTACATGAAGTTGCTTGTCTTGTAATACCGCTGAAATTACTTTAGCTTCTGTATTATTCACTTAGCCACTCCTTTGCTTTTGCCCTGCGTTGTTGTCTGTCTTTTAAGTCTTGCTCTACATCTAGTTTACCATTAAGAATCTTCTCTGCATTATAAGCAAAATAGTTCCAGCTTGTTTCTTGTGCAACAGAAAAATAATAATCTAATAGCTCGTAGCACTGTGACATTCCGTAAGACTCAACAAGTCCGTCTGCTGCCCACTGCTCTACGTTTAAGTTTAAAGATGGCTTCTGCTCATACTTTGCTGTATGTAATTTTGAGTATCTACTCAGCAAAGCCATACGGTCTTTGCGTTCTGCCATTATTCTGAGATTTCAGACTTAGCTTCTTGAATCTTTTCAGTTAGCTTATCTTCTACAAACTTATACACACGATCAAATGCCTCAGCCGTTGATTCTCCATCACGCTTACTATCTATAATACCTAGATCAAGTCTTAATGATTGAAAGTTACCCAGATTAAGTGTATAGCCTAGTGTTACATTTACTTTTGTTGATTCGTTTTCCATTACCCCACCCATTCATAAATTATATAGACTCACTCCACACTGGAATAAATCGTCCATCTTCTGTTCTCGTATATGTAAGTATACCGTCTCCCATTCGCCTTGTCAATTCTTGGCTTGTAGGAGTCATGTTGTTCGTTATTAATTTGTCTTTTCTTGGTTGTCCTATATGTATACTTGCAAGTATAGCACGGATATCCCTTACGTGGGATTCAGAGTAGTAAGCTCTTACTTGCCACTTTCTTTCCCCATTTAATTGTGCACCTATTGGTGGAGGAATCACTCCTCGTTTAATTAAACTTGGAATATATTTTCTATGTCTATTAATAAGCTTAGCAGTTTCTGCTACGCTATATGCACGCTCACGATTTTTTTTAAAGTCAGAAAGCAAGCATGTTTCTAGACGATCTTTAGTTATATTATAAAACGTAACCATTCCAGTTGAACGGGAACTATGATAAACCCTAACAAGGTCACCATTAACAAACCATACCTTAACCTTACCTTTTATTACAGGTTCGTTATTGTATGCTTGGCTCTGGATTTTTCCTTTTGAAGTATCCATTTTCCCTCTTTTGTTGCTGAAGGTGGATGATAGAAGACTCTATTTCCACAAGAAATGCATGCTGTCTCTAAGTGTTCAGAAGTTGTATACTGTCTGTCTACAAAAACACGACCTTTGCATCTATTACAATTTAGCATTATGTCCTTTATTTAGAAGTTTTTTCTTTTAGGCTTGCAGAGTATTCTTCTGCGGCCTTTTCTTTTTCTTCTTTTTCCTGAGAATTCTGTGTTATCTCAGCTCTAAGTATAGCAATCTGTGTTTCATAGTTAGAAACCAATTCACCAATACGTTGCTGTAAAGCCATAATAACTAGTTCTGCTTTGTTATCCATTTAATCCACCCTTTTATTTGTTATAAAGACGCTAGCTCTGTTACCAAAATTTGTTTTTGTGCTGCGAGATCTGCAAGTTGTGCTGTTAAAGATGCAACATTTTCTGTATTTGGAGTTGAAACTGCTTGTGCTTCTGCCAAACTTAAAGTTGCATTATACTGTGCATAAGCAACATTTTTTAAGTGTTGTTCTACAACTGTTGTCTTTTCTTCTGCTGTTAGTTCTACTGTCATGGTTTTCCTCCTATTCTATTATAGCATAATTCTATGGTTTTAGCCTAAGCCTTCATGTGGTTATATTATATAACTCTTCTATTAAAGCATCAATTGATGCCCTTCTATCTAAGATATCAGACTGTACACTACTAACTTTATGACTATTTATACTAACTAGATTATCTAAATCTTTAAGTTCAGATAAATAAATTGACTCTAAAAAAGCTATGCGAGCTTCTAAAAGTTCTTGTTTTTCTATATTTGTAAGATCCATGATTCTCCTTTAGTTCATAAATGTTGTAACGTTAGATACAACAGAGCTGCCAGAGGCATTTGTGGCACTTACATATATTGTATAGTTTCCTGAGCCTTGCCAGCCTGTTCCATCATATCCTGGTCTAAAAGTAGTTGCTGTATATGTGTATGCATTAGATGTTGTGTATACCGTTCCAGATGGGCCAGTCACAAAAATAGAGTAAGCAGTTGGAGAATTGCTAAAGCTCCAAGAAAATGTACCACCTAATGCAAGAGAGTTGTTTCCCGTTAATGATATAAGAACAGGGGCTGCTCCTCCACCACCTCCTGAAGTTATAGGTCCAATTTCTTGGCCAGCAGCAAAGCCAGATGTTCCTGCAGAGTTAGTAGCTGATGCATAAGCTCTTAGATATAGTTGACCACTACTAAAATCAGATGCCGTGATGGTGTATGTACTGCTTGCTACGTTTCCTGCAGACTTTACCAATGTTTCTGACATAACAACTCCAGCTGTACCACGATATAGTCTTAAATCATAGCTTGTTGGAGATCCTGTCCAAGAACCTACTCCGAAACTAACTACTGAGCCAACGGCCAAGCCACCACTTGTTGTTGGGATAGATGAATTTGTAGGAACACTGACTGGTGTAGCAATAGGTCCTCTTTCTTGTCCTGCAACAAAGCCTGAAGATCCTCCAGAGTTACTTGCATTTACATATGTTCTAAAGTATAGTTGTCCAGAATTGTAATCAGCTAGCGTAACTGTATAGGTTAAAGATGTGCTTGTTCCAGAAGCTACTAATGTTTCTCCTGTAGAAACATTTGCAGTGCCTCTATAAATTCTTATATCATAAGCTGTTGGAGTATTATTCCATGTTCCAATTCCAGCAGTTAAAAGAGTTCCTACAGAGATTGAGGTTGGTGAAAGTGTTGGTATTGATGCATTAGTTGGAGCAAGCACTGGTGCAGAAAATGGTCCAATGCTTGTTGTTGTTGTTGCAGCGGAGCTTTCTCCTGTGCTATTGCTTGCCCAAACAAACCCTGTAATTGAGTTTGCATTTGCTGTATTAAAAGTATTATCTACAAATGTATTTGTTGTTGTTCCACTAAAAATAACTGTTCCAGCTTGATTATTATATGCTATTTCGTACCTGTAAGAAGTTGGTGAATTATTCCATGTTCCAAAATTTAGTCTGTATGCTGCACCAGTAACACCAGCAGTTCCAGACAAAAGTGTCCAAGTTGGTCTAGTTGCATTTGTTGGAGCATATAGATATGTGATAGTTCCTGATGCAGAAATAGAGAAATCTTGAGTTGCTCCTACAGTTACTTGAACTGCGGGAGTAATTGTAAAGTTTCCAATAGTAGAACCACCTGACTGACCAGCATTTTGATTTACATACTCATAAACAATAACCTCTAAAACCTTTACAGTTGCAGCAGCTGCATTTCTTATTAAAGAAACAGAAGATGCAGAGCTATTTCCACTAAGAACAACGTCTTCAAATGCTGAAGGATTTGCTGTTGCTGATACTCTATATGTTACTCTGTAGCTTTGTGCATTAGTTTGGTCCCAGGATATTGTTACTTGTGGTTGCGCCTTTTGAACAACTGTTGCTGTAATTGATGCAGTTCCAGTTGCTGCTGATAATAAGAATGATGATGACTGGGTAGCTCCAGAAATAGTTTTATTAAAATCAGTACCGCTATAATTACCAGACCATGAAACATCTGAAGTTTGAACACCAGATCCGTTGGTCCATCCAATTACTCCTGTTTGACCTGTACCAGTTCCTGTTTTTGAAAATGTTATGTTTGACGCACCAGATAGATTAGTGGTTGTTTGTGCTATTGCTACGTTAGTACGATTTAGATTTGCAACTGTAAGATTGTTAACTACTATAGAGCTATCTGGATTTATTCCATCTGATGCTGTGAGCGTTGCTCTATACGTACCTGAAAGTGTTATTAATTCAATAACATTTGTTCCTGTCTTAGGAGTTAAGTTTACAAAGTTTGTTTGTAAATAGCTTCCACCAGATTGTAGCCTTTCAATCTTTAATGTTATTGTTGGGAACTGGTTATCTGATGCAACAACATATGAGTATGTTATTTTTGATACTCCACCTGTTGCAGTAAAAGAAGTAACGCTTGGTGGAGCATAATCAACAAACAAAGAGTTTGATGTAATTGGTAGTTGAGATGTTGCTCCTAAATCATCCACTGCATAGACTTGGCATCTAACATCTTTTTGAACAAAAGAAGTCATGTCTTTTGAAATTGATGTAGCTCCAGATATGTCTGTCCAGGTACCACTTAATAGTTGTTGCCACTGATAAGAATAGCTTACAGGTGTACTAGACCATGTTCCATTATTTGTTACGCTATAAATATATGAGCTTGCTGAGCTTCTGGCGATTACGACAGTTCCTGCAGTTCCAACTAAAGCGCTTTTGCTAATATTTACATTATTACTAACCTCTGTTGTAATAGTGCTTGTAGCTGAATCTGTTGCCCTAACAACAAATCTAAACCATTTGCTTCTTACCGTTGGAGAAAAATTAGCACTTGTTATTGAAAAGGTTTGTGTATTAAAGTTTCCAACGGCTGGATTAGCAATAGTTGTGTAAGACATAAGGTCTGTCCATGCAGAATCAGTAGTTGTATTTGTTAAAGATGATTGAAATTTATAAGAAAGAGTAGATGCATTTTCCCAATGATAATTTTTTCCAGTAAGGGTTGAAGGCCAGGAAGCATTGCTGCTGGTTATTTCTAAAGGAAATTCTATGCTTGGTCCTGCGCTGGGCCAAAACTGTATCCATCCTGTAGCTTTTTTTACAAAAGCTTTAGTTACAGATGTCCAGCCAGTTGATTTTTTTACATAAAAACTATTTACTGTTGTCCACCCCGTGGACTTCTTTACATGAAGTGCCACTAGAATACCACCACTAAATCTCCTTGAACACCCATTGTATTTGATGGAGTAGTGGTATTGACTTGAGTATTATCAAGATAATAAACAGCCATTCCAAGTTGTGCTTCACCACTTACAGGATCTTCAATAACCATTCTTTGTCTAGGTGGATATCCAAGTGGTGAGGCGTTTCTATAACTTCCTGCCCCTGCTGTTCCAACTCTATAATCAGCCATATCAAATGCTGAAGCTCTTGGAATACCAGTGATTGAAACCTTTGTTCCGTTAACTGTTATCTTTGATCCACCACCATAAGCACTAATCTCACTAGGAGTATTTGCTGTAGTTCCAGATACTAGAGTTATTGATGTACCATCAAATTCTTGATAGACAGTATTTGTTGATTGTAATCTAATTCCAGACGAGTTAAACTTCTGCCAAACTGTTGATGATGCACTAATTTGAATTGCAGTAGATGTAAACTTTTGCCAAATATTTGCTGTTGAGGCTATCTCAATGTTTTCAGACCCTACAGTTCCATCAACATTAACAAAGACTGTCTCTGCTGCAGTTAGCTTTATTTTATTATTAGTAAATGCTGCCCATGCTCCGTATGCCGTAGTAGGTGAATAAGGTGCACCAGATTGTTTTGCTGTATAGAATAGCATTGATGGTGTACCGCTTGCAATAGCTGGATTTAGTTTGTTTCCAGTTAATGTAGCATCTCCACGATCCAACAATAATCCAAGGTCTGGACTTACAGAAAGTTGAATTCCAGTGTCTGTTGCAGTAATGAATGGCTTGCTTGCTCCAGTAGAGAAGTAATCCCAGGCACCTACAAATATTCCAGTTCCAGTTGTTGTGTTTCCCCAATAATCTTTATAGCTTGATCCAGCAGAAATGTAGGGACCGTTTGTTGGTCCAGAGGAAGCTATTTGTTTTCCAGTTGACCAAGGAGCTGTTGTACTTGGAGCAGTTAAATAAATATTATTATTTCTTGGAACTAGATATGATACAGGTGCACCAACACCTGCTGTTTGAAGAGACATGTATCCATGCTCGCCATCCATAGTCATTGTTCCTAATGCACCTACGCTTGACACTGTTCCAGTAATCTTAGCATTTGATGCATATAGGTTTCCTGATAGTGTTACTCTAAATGCATTTGATGTACTTGTTGCTCCACCAGTACCAGCCCAAAATACGTTTTCTGTTCCAACTCCAGTACCGTTTATATTATCTGTTAGTGTTGATCCACTTGAAACATAGGGACCATTAATTCCAGATGTGTAGCTAGCAACATTTTGTGCACTTACTGATATATTTCCTGCTGTTGAGTTTAAAGATATATTTGCAGTCCCAGATCTTGATATAGATGAAGAGTCTACATTCCATCCACCAATGTTTGCACTCTTTGTGGTGAAGAGACCAGTTTCTGAATTAATTGTAGTTATATCTCTTGTTATTGAAGAGTTAAAAGCTAATCCATCTTTATTTAATACAAAACCAGCTCCTGTAATTAATATCACTGATCCAAGTGGGTCTGTAACTATAGCATTAGTTGTATTGGCTACTGTAAAAGTATTTAATGTCCGTGCTGTGATTCTAAACTTTCCATTGTATCCTTCTGGCAATAACCCAGATACAAGTACGTCGTCTCCAACAATATATCCATGGCTTGCGGTTGTTGTGTATGTTACTTCAGAAGAAGTATATGTAACAATATGTATTGAAAATACCCCTGGTGGTGTAATAAATGATTGAAGAGATCCTCCAGGAGCTATTGTTACATTGCCGCTAAAGGTTCCTTTTCTTGCAGAAATATTTCCATCAATTAAAAAATCGCTACCATCCCAGTATAAATAGTTTGATGTGCTTCCACCAACTTTTAATCTTGCACTATTTGTTGCATTAACATACCAATAATTGCTTGCATCAAAATATAAACCTTTATTGGTTGCAACCGATCCTACTCCAACACCAAACTCAAATGGTCCTGCTGTAATATAATTTGAAACAGAAGGTATTCCAGACACTGTAACATCTGTTCCAGAAATATAAGAAGTTGATGTATTGTTGTATTGATCGTAAGTTGCAACAGCTATTTTATATGTTGAACCTACTGCAAGACCCCCAAGTCTATAGGTAGTTCCTGTTCCTGGAGAATCTGCATAAGAGTATGTTGTTCCTCCATCATTACTAAATCTAATTCTATATCCACGTATATCTCCAGCGGTTACTGCTGACCAAGATATATCTGCATAAGCATTGAATCCTAAATAACCACTTGTATCAATACCGCCAGATGTTGTGACTGTTGTAACGTTTGGTGGACCATCATTATCAGCAACGACTGGACTTGTTGGTGTTACTGCTTGTGCGGCTGAGAATGCAGTATAAATACCAGCATCTGATGAAAACCTTGCCTTTACCCATCGTTTATTTGTTCCTGAAGAAATAACAATGGCTGGATTAATTGTTCCTAAATATGTTCTTGTATATGTAACACCTGTTGGCTCTGTTAAGTCTGTTGATTCATATTCTACAATGTCAATTGCATCATACACATCTTGTGATGGTGTTGTATAAGCAACGCTATATCCACTTGCTATTGCTGAAACAGTAATTACTGGAACTGGTAAACTTAAAACATAGCCTGGAACAGTAGGTGCACATATACTATTACTTATATTGTTTAGTGGATCTCCAGTTAATACGCATACTGCAGAAAAGCTTGTTCTAAACACATTAAACATTGAAGTAATAATTGATTTAGTTAGAGTAATTGTTTGTGCAGTCTGTGTTGTATTTGGTACAAATGTATTTGATGGAGTTCTTTTTGTTACCCCGCCTGAAGTTAATTCTACCACAAACTGTGAAATTGTCTGATTAAGGCTATTTGAATAATCCCAGTTAAAGCTTATTACTAAATCGTTTCCAGACCATACTACAGAAACATTTGTTGGATCTGTTGGAACAATAATAACTGGTCCTGAACCTCCAGGGTATGTTACTGGTGGTTTGTTTCCCATTGGAGGAATAACTACTACATCTACGGTATCTGGAAGCCTTACAGATGGAGCAACTATTCCTGCTGGATTGTTTAGACTTCTTCCTCCATTGATTAATGATTTTCCATCAAGACCAACAATATCAATTTCTGCACCTTGTCGTGCTTTTGTTTGTCCTATTTTGCCTGGCTTTAATCTTGGATCGTCAACACCAATTGGTACCGTTTGGTTTTTACCAACTGACTTACCGCTTGTGTATTTTGATTTCATTTTGGCCTCTTAGTTATTTTGGCCCAATTGCCATCCAGTTTATATAAAAAGTTCCAGATATTGCTATGCCAACAGAAGATGTACTATTAGGATTTGTGACTCTATAAGTAAAGCCTGCCTCTGTTACCTTTACAACAGTTACCACAATGTGGGAGTTGTTTGGCGTTTCAGTAGCATTTCCATGTTGAAGAGTTGCAGTAATAATTGGTTTTGCGTCAAATGATGTTGCTCCAGATACTTCGTCTGCAAAAACAACATCTCCATAATATACATACTTTATGTTGTTGCTTGCTAGCGTAGAGGTTATTTGAGATGAGGCTGGATCAAACTTATTTTTTCCATAAACAATCTTTTGTGATCCTGGGTCATACTCATGAGATAGGTCAGAATCACCGTTCCAGTTTGTTTCTCCAGTTCCCTGAATACCAAAATTATTAGTGATTGCAGTGATGCTATCGCTATGCTGGTTTACAACATTAATAACCTGCTGCCAAGCAGCAAGGTCTATGACGTTTGGATCTGATATTTTGATGTATGCCATTATGATCTCCTAGATTTCAATTATACCACAGCCCATGGATTATTCAAGCCTGTTCATTTTTAATGATGTAGAAAGACCTGTGTCAAATGAGTGCGATACAGACTGAACAACATATCTTTGGCCACTGATTCCATTCAAGGAATAGTTTAATGTTATGATGTCTCCAACCTGAATTAATGGGTTACCGAATATATTCAATGAAACAGTTTTAGCAAAACCTTCCAGACCCATCTCAACAATTTTTAACATCTTGTGTGCTGCCTCTTTGGATTGAATCCATTCAGAGTCTAGCTGTAGCACTTCTGAAGTATTTGATTTATCAAGAATCTTTTCAATAATTTCTGGATCTGATGGGGCAACAATTTCATGAGTCCATAAATTAAAGTTAATGGTAAATTGGTTAAGCTCATCAGACTCTTTACGCAAAAAAACCATGTGTGGAGAATTGTTTGCAATTGCTATCTTTGCTCTAAATCCTGTATTTATAGGTGTTGAGTAAGACAAAGAATATTCGTCAATAATTTTCTTTTGATAGTTTTGCTGGTCTTGTGGGGTATTGCCTGGAAAGTAATACCACATGTATTCAATTGGTAAAACATCAACAGATACTGCTGCTGGGGTAGTATACTGAACATCATAAACATTTATTCCTGAAATTTCTGGAGTTGTTTGCATAATATAGCTTGGGGATAGATTTGCTAAGCTTTGATTTTGTATTAAGCCATTTAAAAATTCCCTATCTTGATAAAAATAACTTACACTTCTTTCTTTTAAAGGTTTTTTAGTTGCATGTATTTCTCTTAAAGATGATGCATGTGTTGATGAAGAAGATGGATATGGTAATGCTGGATAAAGATCATCTATAGGGTTTGGTGTTGATGATGAAACAAATCCAAACTTTGTTTCAAGAACCATGTCGTTGGCTACAGAAGGCTTTCTTCTCATTCCAGTCAATGGGTTAATGCTTGTTGGCTTATATCCTGATGCCCCTGTTACTGGATCAGATGGTTCTCCAGGAACTTGCCATGAACTAATCTCAACATTGTTTATAAATACAGATAATATATTTCTGTTAATGGATGTTGTTCCGTCTTCACCATTAGAGCCATCTGACAAAGATCTAACTACTTTAAGGTTAAAAGTATTATCAGTAATATAGTCATATTGATACTTGTTGTCAACTTCCGTTTTATTTATTATTTTAGCAAAATTATTTGTTATACTCTGACATTCTCCAGTTACATCAGACCACGCAACAATCTCTCCATCAGTTCTTATTGTTAAGGCATATCTATATCTTGGTGGATCATATAAAGTAATAGTTCCTGGCTCTATTACATTATATTTAATAAGCTCAACAAAGTATGCCCAATCAGTTGAGGTTGCATCTTTCATATTAAAGAATAAGCCTGCAGTTGTAACTGCTTGATCTGGCATTTCAAATTTAACTGAATATGTTTGGTATCCTATATCAGTTTGATTTGTTGGATAAATAATTGTTTTATTGTTGGTGCTTGTTTGAACTCTAATTTTATCAATGCTTGGCAAGCTATCAGTAATTGCACCAGTATTAGTTTTGCTATTAATAATAGAAGCAGTGTTTGATGAAGATATCGCAGAGTATAAATAGTTTATCTTTTTTTCAGATAAACCTTTTAACGCTAAAGACGTAATTCTTTTATGTTCAGAAGGTGAGGTTCCAAACATTCCACGTTTTACATTTGTTATTTTGCCTGTTGGTGTTATAAGAACGTCTGATGATGATGCAGTAAAAGCAGCTCCTGATCTAGTTACTGGATTTGGAGAATAAGATGTTGTAAGCAATATAAAGCTAGTTGCATCTGCATCAATAATTGTTCCAGATATATTAAATTGTGTTGGAAGCATACCGCTTATGCTAACTCTATCTCCAACAGAGAAATTATTTGCTGCAGTGTATGTTGTTATTACACCATCACCTACCGCATTAGTAACAGTTGCAGACTTTTGTGTTAGTCCAGCGCCGTACTGTTTTACAAATCTATTTATTTCTGAAGATAGTTCAAGATTATTTTTAACTGAAACTTTTTCTGAAAGATTAGAGCCAAGGTTGGTAAGCTCATATTCTTTGTAGACAAAAGATACAATTTCATTTTCAATAGATGCGTAACCTTCGTTGTTCATATTAAATGTATGAAAAATATCTAGCAAATCATTGTTGTTAATTTGAAATACATTAGCATTTTCTGACATATCTGCATTAAGATAGTTAAACCCAACAGAATCTATTGTTTGTTGCTGCCAGACAACATCATTTGAAGTTGTATAAATAAATGATGGAGAATTCTTAATCTCTAGGTCTGTAACATTTTGCAATGATGGAGACTGCTTTATTTTAGGTGTTTGATACCTAAGTGATATTTTTCCTGGTTTAGCGTTATTAGATATTGAAAAGCCACCTTCTAGGATATTTGAATCTGAAACAGTAATAGCAGATCCTGTTGAAGACAATATATCCTGAAGACTTAAAAACTTCATAACTCCATACTCGTCAATATATGCACCTATTTGATATGCAATAAATATTTGACTTAAAGCATCAAGAATTGTTGTATCTTTTGAGTTACAGTAATAATATGAAAGGTCTAATGGTGCTGACTTACTATTGCATATTCTATACAGTGAGTCATAATCGTAGTCTGTAAATCCAGCAAGGTCTAGTATATTTGTTATTACCTCAAATACACTCTTTAAGTTTGCTACATAGTCTGGAACTGGTGTTGACTGCAGATAGCGTGAGATATCAAAACATTGAATATTAATATTTTCAATATCATTTTCTTGCCATGAGTCTGAATAAAAAACTCCACCTGGGATGTATGTGCTTGAGCTAGCTGATGGGGTTGTTCCCAAAGTTGCATGTTCAATAAGGTTAAAGTTAATATAAAACTTAATATTTTTTCTTAAAATATTTGCAAGTATTGTTGATGCCTGATTGCTTTGACTAGAAAAAATTGGAACTAATGTTGATCCATTAATTGCTGGTATTCCAGATAAAGTTATTCTTGCATCATTAGTATTTATAGAAGAAATTGGCAATCCTGTTTTACCAGAGTCTAGTGATTTATCTATGCTTACATTTTGTACAAAATCTGAGAGATCTATTTCAAGTCTTGGAGATACTTCAATTAGGTGCATTCTGCTTAAGTCTAAAGATATATTAGAAGTAGGACTTGATATTCCAGTGATACTTGAAAGTGCAGAGTTTGTCTGACTTGATGTTTGAGTTACTGTTATTTTTTTTACATTTCTTGAAAGAGAAAGTGCTCCAGCGGAATCAAATTTTGGCATTGTTGACCATTTGTCTGTACTCCAAGCAGATCCTGTCCAATGTAAAACAACGACTCCACTACTACCTACAGTTATTGATTGAGAGCTTGTTGACTCAGTTCCACTTGTGACTGTAGTTATAGAAACGCTAATGGTTGGAATTGTCATCAGAGTGTTAAACTTTAAAACAATTTTATTTGTTAGGACTACCTTTTCATAAATAGCAGTAATACTTCTTGAGCTTGGGTCAGAAACAAAATACTTGTATGGTGCAATGTCTGATGCCAAGGCATTTTTGATGTTTGCTATTGGTGGCGATGCAAGGAAAAACTTTGGATTCTGAACAATGCAGCTAACTGGAGAATATTTGTTTCCAAAGAATCCTCCACTTGCAGACTCAGTACTTAGAAGCTTTGAGGCTATTCTTCTGTAGTTAGAGGGAAAAGAATATTTTGTATCTCCAGAAGAAACATAAGACTCTCCTGGTCTGAAGTATGTAAAAGCACTTTCAGTTGGAAAGAGAGAATTATTGTAAAAGTCAAAAATTGTTGTTTCATATACTTCTGGTAATGTATAGCGCACAACAGTAGATAGATCATCTGTCTCAGCACTGCTAAGAGTATTGGCTGCTATCTTATATACAAAAGAAGATATTGTATCTAATGTTCCAGAGGAGCCTATGTAGGTGATGGCCTTGGTCCAACCAAGTGAGTCAGCCTCTATGTTTTCTGTTCCATACTGGTTTTCTGATCCTTTAGCAGATGCTGTAACCATAACTGGAGTTGCTCTATTTGTTTTTATATATGTAACTATTTTATATGCTTTACCAGATAGTCCTGAAAATGTATAAGATACTGATCCAGTACCGCTAGACATTGTAAAGCTTTTTGTTGTAAAGTTTTCTTTTGCTCCAGAAGTTACATCAGCAACAGTTCCAGAAGTTAGAGTACCAGATATTTTTGTTCCAGTACCTGCTGTGGTTATATATGGTTGATTAAATAGGTTATGATTCCACTCAGCAGAAACTACTGGTATTAATTTAATTGAATCTGAGTCAGTAAATACAGAAGAGCTAACACTACTGAGCATTATATCTCCGTAAATTCAATATTCATATCAACATAGTCTGAAATCTGTGTTCTATTAATAATTGTTTTAGAAAAATCATTCATAAATACGTTATAAATTTTAAATCCAGTTTGTGCTGTAGCAAAAGTTCCAGATGGAAGTGCTCCAAAAGATGGGTCTGGATCAAGTTCTGAAGATACAACTTTAAGGAAGATTGGCAAACCTGCATTAGACTTATAAAAAGATTCAAGCCAAGCAGCACTATAAAAACCATCAACACACTGAGTCTGCTTTGATGGGACATATTTCCATGAAACAGAAATGTTGTTCTTTTGAGCAATAACATATTTCCTCATCTTGCCGTTAGCCATTCTTGATTGGCTTTCAATAAGTTCTGGTGAGACCTGTATTGGACTTCTATTGTGGTCTGTTAGTTTTTGCCATGTTCCATTGGCACCTGTTAAAGATATTTGGATTCCAGACTCAAGTAAGTATGCCATTAGATTTCAACCTTATTGCTCTTATTATTCTTATTAATTTCAACCTTGAGTCGTCTAATAACTTCGTTTGCAACTCCTTCTGGACTTGCAGCATTACTTGTTATAGGCATATTTATATTATACACGGTACCGCCAGAATTTGTAGTGATATCTGCAGTACCATTATTTATGGCATTCATAGCATTTACACCATAATCTTTAACGGATGAAGCCTTTACAATAAACTCTCCATTTGAAACACGGATTGATCCACCACCTGCATATCCCATTGTTGCTTTAATTGAGTCAGAGCGACCTGTGCCAGGACCCTTTATAAGCCCTCCATTGGCCTTCTTAGGGAGTTTTGCCTTCTCAGCACTGGTTAGCTTAGACCCATCCTTAATTTCAGTAGATCTTGCTCTCAATGCGTCAATTACAGCATCTTTCCTTCTTATCTCTGTTTCCTTGTTAAATTCCATTTGTACATTTTGTGACTCTTGACCAAGCATTGCTGCCTGTATATAGTTACCAGAAATTTTAGCTTGAACTGCCTGACTAGCAAGATCTTGAAGTTTCATCTGTAAATCAATTTGTCTTTGTACTTCTTCATTTGCTGTTTTTTGTGCATTACGTTTTGCTTCTAGTATATTAATTTCTTTTTCTAAAAGTTTAAGATATTGTTCTTCAGCAGTTAACTTCTTACCACCAGAGGAATCGTCTGGATCTACATAAGGATTTGGAGTGACACCTCCACCTGCAGGCTTTATTGCAAACATTTTTTCAAATGCAGCAAGTTCTTTTGCAAACTGTGCAGTTACTTCTCTTGCTCTTTTTAATCTCATTCCAGCATTTGGCCCTGTAGGATTGCTTTCTATCAAATTCATAGCAACCATAACCTTTGTCAGGTCTGTTGTTAGTCCAACTGCTTGTGCTCTTATAACTAACATCTTATCATTAAAGCTTGATAATCCATTAACACCTTTTTGTAACTCTGCTGGCAATGTCTTAATTATCGCTCCCAAAACTAAAAGTTGTTCTGGCTTTGGCATTGCAGCAATGGCAGAGCTTATTCTTGCAAATCCTTGAACAAACTGATCTGCAGAAATAGTACCATTTTTTAATTGTCCAGTTAAACCATTCATAAATCCTGTTGCAGCATCGGCTGCAAGTTTAAGGTTTTCTCTAGCTCCTTCGCCAAACTGATTAATTATTTCATTGGTTTGGTTTTGATATCTTCCATATACAACTGTTTGAGTAATAGCTTTATCAACATTTTTTAATATATCGTTAAAGTTTTTATCAAAATTCAAAATACCTTGATCTGTAGACATGTCAATATTAGCAAAATCAAATTTAAAGCTAGTCTTACCAGATTCTTCCTGCAGGGCTTTAATGATAAGGTCTATCTGTTCTTTAGCAAATCCTGAACCACGTAATTGAATAGCCATAGAATCAAATACTAATTTGGCTTGTGCGTCAGTACCCTTTTTTAATGATGTAATATCATTCTTAAATTCTTTCTGGAAATTGCCATCTGTTTGTAATTTATCAATAGCATTTTGCTGCTGTGTATTTACTCCAGTATTATTAACGGCATTGTCTCTTGAAAGGAAGTCAATATTTGTAGGAACTATTCCAAAGAAATCTCCAAGAGTTTTTATCTTCTTCTGAGACATTAAAGCTGCATCTCCAAGACCTTCAATAGCAAGTCTTTCTTTTTCTCTTATAGAGTTTAAGAATTTAAATGCACCATACGTTACTATCGCAACAGCAGCAATAGCCTTTAGGTGAGGAATAGGAAGTTTAAGTGCCATTTGTAATGCTTGTAATCCAAATGCTACTGGCATTGCTGATTGTGCAATCTGTCCTGCTTTACCAGGAAGGAATGATCCTGCCATCATTGCTGCAGATCCTGCCATTCCCAATCCCGCAGCTTTTCCTGCAAACTTTGATCCAACCTTACCTGCTGCACCCTTTGCTCTTGACATTCTTGAAGGTCCCGCTAATATTGTTGATCCACCGCCAACATTTCCACCAACAGAAGAACTACCTTGCTTAGCAAGTTTTCTATTTTGTCTTGCTATTGATTTTTCAACAGCAGTTGAGTAAGCAACTGCATCATCTCTACCATCTTGAGATGCAAGTGGATGTGGACTTTTACGTTTTCTACTCTTTACATAAACATCTTGTGTATTTTTTTCTACTGTACTATTGTAAATAGCAGCATCTTGTTGTGCTTGAGACTGTATAACTGCAACAGATCTCTTTTTTGCGTTTCTATAGCTTCCCTTTGGTGTTGTTGGATTGCCAGAATAAAATGAATCAGGTTTTGAAGAGCTTTCTCTTCCAACGTTAACATCATCAAACATGATTTGGTTTTGAGTTTGATTTGCTGTTCTTGTTCTTCTAAACTTACCACTTGCAAGTCCTTCTCTTAATCCCTTTTGCGTTGCGCTAACACGAACTTGACCAACCTGCTTTGAAACAGTATCAAGTGCTTGTGCAGCTTTTCTTGTTGATCCCTTAAGCTTTAATTGTTCATCAATTACTTCTCTTGTTGCTACAGCAAATAAGTCATCTGTTACTAGTTGATCTTTAGATGCTTTTGCCATTGAAACTGTTCTTTTTCCAATTTCATCTTCAAGTCTTTGTAATGCAGCAACCTCATCTTTGTTAGCTAAATCAATTCCACCAAGAATGCCAGAAGATAGGAACTTTCCAGTTCTTGAAGCATAGTCTTTTTCAAACTCTCCTATTCCAGCGCCAGTCTTCATCTTAACATTAAGTGCTTGTGGTATTTCTGCAACAAGGTTTGATACAACCTTAATCATTTCTGGGAATTGTTGTGAAAACTTTTCAAGTCCAGCTATTTTAATTCCTTCTGCATATTGAGCAGTGTTACTTTCAAAAGGCATAGATGCATGAGCAAAGGCCAAAGACTTACCAGACATATATCCAGGAATATTATCAGCAATCATTCCGTTGATTAGAGCACCATACTTCTTGCTCATCTCTGTTGGTATTACTGTTTCTCCAGGTTGTAGTAATGATAGTTCTGAATCTTTATTTCCTGTACCGCCAACGATTGCAGGCTTGCCCTTTGCTCTCTTCTTGATTGGTCCACGACCCATAGGTACTGCAGTAGGCATAAAGCTTCTCTGTGCTGCAATGGATCTTGCATATGCTGCAGTTAGCTTATTTACCGCTGTGGTTTCTGCTGTAAATGTTTGTGCTAAATTTTTGTGCACTTGATCAAGAGATGCTGCAACAGCTGCTGCATTTCTTTGTTCAACTGTCATGTATTTGACTTCAGTGCCTAGTGTTGCAGATGATTGACCAGCCTTATTAAACAAGGTCTTCATTGCTGTAAAGCCCTTAATTATATTGGCAACTCCGTTTGCAAGCAAACCAAATGTCATAAGAAGCACTGGTCCTAAACCTGCAATTACAGCAGTTAATGTAACAATTATCTTTTTTGTTCCACTACCTAAATTATTAAACTTATCTAAAATATTTGAAACAAATTCAGCAATTGGAGTTACAGCCTTTAGGAATTCTTCTCCAAGCGGAACAAGTGAAAGCTTAAGGTTTTCAATAGATGCTTTAAACTTAACCATGGCAGATTCTGAAGTCATACCTAATTCTTTTTCAGATAGTGAAGCTAGGTCTTGTACTGATGAGCCAGCAAGATCAAGTACACGAGATGCCTGTGTTCCTTCTTTTGTTACGTTTGCAAACAATGTAGACAAACGAGCAAACTGGAACTTACCAAACATCTGCTCAATAGCTTGTGCTCTGTTGAGTGGATCAAGTTGATTTAAAGCTGTTGCAAAATCAGTTACAGTCTTTTTTAAGTCACCCTTGTTGTCTACAACAATCTTCTTTATATTAATTCCAAAACCTTCAAGCATTGCTGCTGCTTTTCCAGTTGGGTTAATCATAGATGCGAGACCAGACTTTAGTGCGTTAGCGCCTTCTGATGCATTGATTCCTCCTTCTTTCATTGCTGTCATAAAGAATGCTAGATCTCTAACATCTCCACCAAGCTGTTGAATAACGGGAGATGCTTTTGGAATTGCAGTTGCAACATCGTCAAGTGATAATACTGTCTGGTTTTCTACAGCGTTAAGAAAATCAATATTTCCTGCTAAGTCTTCAGAAGACATTGAGAAAGCATTTTGTAAAGCAATGGTAGTTTCAAGTGCTTTTTGACTATCAACTTGTCCTAAAATAGAAAGTCTGGTTGCTGCTGCAGTTTGTCTTTGAAGATCAAGACCTTTAAAGCCTGCTGCGGCTGCTTCTGCTGCAAGACCTACAGTAGAAGAAACTGCAACTCCGTACTTTGTAAATTGTCTTCCAAGTTCTGTGATTCCATCTAATGCTGCTTGTGTTTCTGATGCTGGTGTAAATAGGTCTCCATAAACTTTTCTAAAGCGAATTGCCTGTGCTTCCATCTCCATAAATGTTTTTGATGCTGCTGAACCAAGAGCAATCAAAGGAATGGTAAAACCAACCATAAGCTGACGACCAGCCCACTGTGTATTTTTACCAAAGTTTAGAAGATTTGTAGAGCCTTGCTTTAAAAGCTGATTAAGTAATGCCTGCTTTTCAGAAGCAATCATTGTCTTTGTTGCAAGGTTGTTCATGTCAAGAGTTAATGGTCTAACAGCAATTGCCTTCATTGCTCCATTAGCATCACGACCCATCTTAATATACTGAGTCTGAAGGTCTTTTACGTTTTCTCTTGCTACCTTGTTTATTGTGTCAAACTCAGTTTTAAAGAGTCTGCCAAAGCTCTTGGATGCTCCACCAGCGTAACGGAAGTATTCTCCCATTGAGAACTTGTTTTTTTCTAAAGAGTTTGTAAAGGACTCAGTGGTTGTTCGTATTGTCTTCATCTGGCCAGAGAACTTGCCAGTAGCGTTTATAGAATTAAGTAAATTCTGTTGCATGCCAGAGGTGACTGCATTTGCTGCAGCACCACTCTTGGCCATTGAGGTGTGAAAAGCTGATATCTGTCTCTGTAAGTTTTTTATACTGGCTAGTGCTTCAGTAGTATCAATACTTACTTTAATATTGGACTGAGCATCAGCCATTCACTTTACCTCTTTATTTAGTTATTATTCTTCGTTACCGCTAAAAATTGTTGCTGCGTCAGATAGTTTGATTCCTGATGCTGTTTCAACAATTTCATAAACGGTAGGCAAGTCAATAATCTCTTCCAGTGCAGCAAGGTCTCCTGCTAGCTCTGGCTTATATTGTTCCATTGCGATTAGTACACACTCCATTAGTAGGTTGATTGACTTATCGTTATCATCTACTACTGCTGCAATACCCTCAAACTTTTTCATAAACTTTCGTAAAAGTGAAATCTTAAGTGGTCTTAAGGTTATTTCTGTACCATCAATTAGACTGATCTTATGCGCTTCGTGCACAGTTGTTGCCATGTTGATCCCTCCCATAGGTTTAGATCAATTATAGCATAATAACGCTTATTTTATGCTTATTTTATATCATAAGGTTTGGGTCTCTGGTGTCTTCATAATCAAGACCCATTCCAATACCAAACCCTGCCTTTACTGCATTTTGTCCTTGTAATGCAAGAATATCATTACTGTCATTTGTTGCTCCACCACTAAACACTCTTGCTTTTAAATCTTCCCATTCTTTTTGACCACGATCTTGACTTCCAGAGTCTTCCAAATCAACACCTTGAATTGCTGCAAAAAACTTTTTCTCTTGATAGTCTAGATCTCTCTTGCTAGATATAATTGCCATTATCTCTGACAAGGATAGTGACTCTTCTAACTCATTATAGTCTTTCCATATACCCAGCAAAAACACTTCAGACTCTATCTTTGCTAAATCAAAGTCTTCCCATGAAGGGCCTGGGTCGCCTTTCTGTGCTTGTGTCTTTACATCTTCTTCTGAGTCTTCACCAATTTTAATATTTCCTGCTAAATCTAATATCTCATGGACTGTTGGCAAATCTATATTATTCTCAAGATCTTCTATATTCTTTGATATCTCTGGAAAGTATTGCTTCATGGCTACTCTTGTACATTCTAGTAAAACTAGCATTGCTTCATCGTCATTTTTTGTATCTTTGATGGTATCAAATACGTCCATAAACTCTCTTAGATACTTTATCTTAAGAGGCATTATCTCTATCTCTGTACCGTCAAATAAATAGATGCGCTTTGTTTTATATATTTTAGTTGCCATTATGTATTAAGTTTACCACAAAAACAACAAAGCCCACCTCGTTATGAGATGGGCCAAGTCGTATTATTAAGTTGTTGTTATGAAGCTGTTGTAAAGGTACGATCCACTATCTTGCCATATGAAGCAGAAGTGTCATCTGGAAGAAGACGGAATGTAACTTCAAACATTGAAGCCTCATCACGCTTTGCAGATACTGTTACATTTTCAATTGAAAGTGCACGGTATGCTGAATAAACTCGTTCTGTGTTTGCAGCAACTGCTGCATTTCCACTTCCTGGGCCTACAGCAACGATACCACGCTCTAATGCAACATCGCCAATGTCTCCTGCAGAAAGGTCAAGTACACGACCTGCAGAAGTTGTTTTAGTTCCTGCTAACTTTGAATCTGAATATGCAAGAGCCAATAGAAGGTTCTCTAGTGTTGCTTCAGCAAATGCTGTAGCAAGTGTAACTTGCATTCCTTGCTTATAAAGCTTAGCAACGTCAAGAACTTGGTCAACCTGTACTTCGCCGAAGTCAGGCTGGAACTGTAATTCAAGACCATTCATGGTGTATCCTACGTTAGTATAATCTGCATCAGCACCTAAAGTTGTCTTCATTGATGCGCTTGATACTGGCGTTTCCAGCGTAGCTGGAGTTAGGACTGTGTCTGCAACAAAAAATGCTGCTGCTCCAACAATAATATTGTTAGACGTTCCACGTGTATATGCCATTTATTTCACCTCTTTCTGTAAAAATAGATATTAATTTGTACGGCGTTGTGTTTCCTCAAGTCAATTATAACAGTCTTTTTAAAGGGTCTTAAATCTGACGCTTAGAAGCCAAAAACTCTGGAGCCCAGTTAGATCTCATTACAGAGTCATTTCCATTAGCATCAAGAACTGCCTGTTGATGGTAGTCAAAATCAATAATAATCTTATTACCACCGTAGGTACGGGCAGTGCCAAAGTCTATAATATCTCTGGTCTCTTCAAGCTGATAAACCTTAAAATTATGAAAATGGAAGATATTATCAACATACTCAGGAACTCCAGCAGATCCAACATTGATCTGTGTATTTGAGCACCAATTATTAATCTCCTCTGCGCTTTCATCAAAACGGTCCATAAGTCTTAGGACTGACTCTTGTATTTTTACCATATTTTCTATGGTATTTTCTGCTGTGGCATAAAAATAATATAGTATCTGTTCACACTTTATGTGTGGAAAACCTTTACGGTTCATCTTAATTAGTCTGTCCCATGTACCCATTGCTCCACCTGCTGGAAAAGATCCTGTTAGGTCATCTAAAATAGACGGTGTTGATGGAAACAGGGGGACCTCAATATTTGTCAATAGTGGTATCTGGAATTCAAGATACTTGTTAATCCAGAGAACTGGTGTATTTAATAGATTGTCATTCGCCATTATCTAAGCCCCGCATTCGCTATCCATTTATATCCTACTTGTAGTCCTTTTGATCTACCAATCTTTTTACCTGATGATAAGTTTTTTGAGTATACCGTTGGATTATTAAAATATTGAAGGATACCGCTTGATGATAAAAATGCTTGTGTAAAGTATCTATTAAAAAATGTATTTACTACTCTTTCAAAAGATCCTTCAACCTGATTTCCACCAGGGTTTGCTATTACAACCTTGCCTTTAGTGAAGACTGTATCTCCACCATCTTCAAAAACCAAGACGCTTGACTTCTTTGGTTTGATGGTTACTGGAGTTCCTTCTTCCATTATTTTAGCCTTATTATAAAAGGGTACTGATGAGCCATCTTTAATTGATGTTGATTGCTTCACGGTTGACACAAACGAAAGGCCAAGGTTGCTTATAGTGTAGTTTATATCATATAGTCTTGCATCAGGACTTCCCACTTTATACCATTCATAGATATGGTGTAGTGCTTTTGGATTTACCCTTGCATTTGAATCAATGTAGTCTTCTAAAAGTTCTTTGGTTAGCGCTCCCACATTGTTTAAAAATTTAACTTTTCCTGTCTGAACGCCCTCTAAAAATCCAACTGAATAGTTAATGATATTTTTCATATCTTTTCTAAACATGGCATCGTTCATAATAACTTTCATTATA